ATAATTCTTTTCTACCTAGAACATCATTTGATAGTGGAATCGCTTGTATTTCAACAATTCCCTCTGGTTGTACAGTTGATGTGATATTTACTGTATTAATTAAGATTTCTCCTTTCTTATAATTTACAGTTCCAAAGTTTGATGACACTATATCAACTTCAACGTCATCCGTAATTCTAAACAAGAAGAGATTACCAATATCTGAACCCTCGATTGTTTTATCAGCAAGATATACTGTGCCTGTAATTCCTGATACTGTAAATCCAGTGCTCTTGATATTATAAGAGTCTAACTCTTTATAAAATTCATTGTCATAACATAATTCATATTGTGAAAAAGTATTTGGTAGAGTTTTTAAGTTTCTTCTAATCTTGATGTTAGTAATATTTGATGTGATGGAGGAATCTGTATTATCAATTACCGAAATCATCTTAGAGTATTTGAATCTACCGCCAAATTTGTTTAATTCACTTGATCCACCATACTGTATGACTGAATTTACAATGCTTGCTCGCAAAGTATCAGCGTTTCCAGTAAAATTAGTATTGTAATAGATGTAACTATCTAATTCAACGTACAAAAACTTTAAGTCTACGAAAGATGGCACAATACCTGCTATGGAATAGTTTTTTAGTGATTTGAGTAAACTTTTCTTAGTCGAATCTGCAAGGAAATTACCGTTTCTTGGTTTTGCAGCAATAAAGACACGACCATATTGAGGTGGATTCAAATCTTCACCGCCAAAAGCACTAACTGATTGAATGTTTGGGTATATTGATGGGAGTAATGCTTCATAATCAGTAGCAGTCACCGCACGATTCTGTGCAGCAAATCTTCTAGGTGCGTAGTTTCTAATACTTTCCACTGATTCTATATCATCACCATTCTCAGATGGTATCATAGTAAATAATCTAGTAGTGGCAGTGGTTATATCACCACCACTTTCGTCTTTTATAGTTCCTGCATAATTAAAATTAGTTGCTCCGTTACCATCTTTACCATCAGTTTTTATATAAGATGCGGTGACTACATTACCAGACTCTAATTTCTTACCAAAAATACCATCTCCAAATAACAACTCATATTTTTCATCAGACGTCTCCTGAATGAGGAACATATTAGTTACCGAAGTTATTCCTACTATACTATCAAGCAACTTGTATTCAGTTCGTGTATTGCTTGAAGAACTCTCTTTGACGAACACTCGTAAAGTAGATGTGTCAATACTATCATTAGGTAATATATATTTTTGATTTGGTTGTGATGTATCAATTGTCCACTCTTTCTCTAGGTATTGACCCTGATAGATTGTAACCATACCCTGTGATTGTCCTAAGAAAGAAGGAGCCTGCACTTTTTCTGGGAGTGAGTATATAAAATTAGTTTGATTTATACCTGAATTAGCAAATACTCCGGGTTGTAATGTTATAGATCTGTTATCTGTTGATATACCTGTTATTACAAATTCCACAAGTGCTGTTGCTGCACGTTTAGATCTAGGTACATAACCAATATTTCTTGCTAATGATACTACATTTTCTCTAAGTGTCGCCGAATCAATAAATGACTCATTGGCAACCATATTTGTGTTATATGCTGTAATATAAGAATTATATGCTAGTGTATTAATAAGTACAGACAGATTAGATCCCTCAAAGTCAAAATCTGAGAAATTAGAGTTTTGCCTCAGATAATCTTTGATTGAAGTTTTTATATCTTCAAAATTTAGATTTGTGAATTGATTGAGAGCCATTATAGTCTAGTCGGTTCTAGTATAAAATTGATGGTTTGAATTGGTAAAGATAACCCAACGATATTGTATGATATTTCAATATCTAATGCATTATCTTCAGGTCTAGAATTCACATTTACATTTTTAAGATTAACTCTAGGTTCAAAGTTTGTTATAACAGTTTCAATTTCGGTAGAAATAGGATCAACTAAATCATCATTCGCTAATTCAAATAATGATCCTGTAATCCTTGTACCTATATCATTTCTAAAAAATACTTCACCAATTTTTGTTCTAACAAGATTCTGTACAGCACGTTTGATCGCATCCTCATTCTTTAGAGGAAGCAAATCATTTGTAATAGGGTGACGTTTGAAGGATAATGAAATGTCCCTAAAACCTCTTGATATTTTGCTGACAGGCACTTTTATACAATACTCGTATATTTAGTGCTATTTAGACAGTTTCTACGAGTTATCTTTCATCCGATTTATGTTGATCTTGAAAATGGTGATAATATTGATCATCTATGTCTGCCATGACTTCTCTGTCCTTCTGAGTCTTCCAGAAATACTCCTCTTGATCACCAAGACCTAGATTATCATATCCATGCTCAACCTGATAATACTCTGTAGAGACCTTGAAGTCGGGTGTTTTAGGTTCGGGTGGTGTTAGACTATTGTCATAGATTCTCATCCTGTTATTGGGGTAGAGAGCAAACTGACCGTTATTCAATGCAATCAAGTTGTGACTTTTATGTTCTGCAGGAGTCTCAGCAGTAGAACAGTCAATGCTATCTGCAGAGTCGTGGTAGTTGTCCAGTGTGCAAATGTATTCTCCTCTAATGCTTCCGTGATCACGGGTATTAATTTCGTAATCTGCACTTCCGATGATTGATTTTGTAATTGCTGTGACTCCATAGTCCATACAGTTCCAGAATTGTAAATTTGGCAGATTCATATCAGGATCCGGTGTTTTAGGAGAAGAGACAAAAGCAGAGATCGGCAGTTTATCAAATAATGCAGCATATTCATATAAATATGTTTCAAAGTAAAAGGCACGACCGGGCATAGACTTTGCAGATACCCACACTCCTTTTACAAACTCACCATGTCCATCTTTATGGTCTCTTAGATACTCCTTCCTTACCCACACATGTATTGCAGGTAAATTACAGATCAGTGTTGACATAATAAACTATCGCTAATAATAATTATACAAAAAAAGAGGACATTAGTCCTCTCTGTCTAAACCAAGGTATTTGACTTCGATATCGTCAGGGTGTGGAGTTCCGTCACGATAAAATTGTTCTGCAAGTTCTTGAGTTACATCAAGCATCTCTTCTTCATCAATGTCAGAACGGATTTTCTCACCCTGCAAGTATATATCGTATCTTTCCATCTTTGTTGGTTGTATATTTAACATTACAACCCTACTTATATAATTCTCATCTTCTCGTGTCCCACTCTTATGGTTGGATCGCACCAAATCTCGAATCCTGCTTTGATTGCTTCAAGACAGAAAGAAACATCTTCACCACACATGTCCTGCACTGCACCAGATTCAAAAACCTGCATTTGTGGTGCAAACCATGGATACTTCATATCAGGATGTTCAAACACACCTTTCTTGATCATTACCCATCCAAACCCTGTGTAATCACATGTAAATGGTTTTCTTCTTTTCTGTATACCATCAACCATCTCATGATTCATAACTCCACCATTCTGTTCAAATTCGTCTTCTTCTAACCAATGTGCAACAGATGTAGTTCTACCATCTTCTGTCACATACCATCCTGCAGCAATATCTTTTTGCATCCATACAAGTTTGTAAAATGCTTCTAGATTGAATACTATATCACTATCAATCCATAACTGATAGTCATATTGAAGTTTACCTTGCCATGGTAACTGATCTGGTCCTTTGAGCACGTTTGCTCCTAATACTTTACATCGAGCAAAGTTGACCATTGAAGAGTAGTCTTGTGAGATCTGTATTGATGCTCCTTGCTGTACACATTCAAAACAGAGTTGTACAAAGTTCTTTAGAAAGGTGTATGATACTCCACGACCGGGAAGACAGAATACAATTGCTTTACCTTTGATGAGTTTTCTTGCTTCATCTATCGAAAACTCAGTCTCACCTTTTTTTGTCGCTTTTGGTGGAGTAGTCACCACCTTAAATCCTTTTGCCATTACAGAAAATGCTTTTCAATTCATTATACTCGTTTATTTAGTATGTGTCAATTCATGACTTTATCTAAAATACTCTTATAATATTTTGCTAAATGTAAAAAAAAGCTATACTCAGTTGTTGTTTGTATATCAGTATGACTGAGTATTAATAAATCATGTAATGCTTCTATGACACTTCTAGAAGAACGTGAGACATTGTAATCGTAAGATTTACCTTTATGCAAAAAATCTTTCATTCTCCATGGTTGATCACTAAATCTTTTTGTTACATACTCGGTTTTAGGTAAAATTATGGTATTTGGAAAAGATTTAAATTTACTCTCTGTTTCTTGACAATCACTGCATATAAAAAATCTCTTACTGGGATTTGAGGACACAAGATTAATCCAAGTGCTTTCGTTGATATTATAATCTGTTTTTCTGATATGAATTCCTATAACATTAGAATCGATATTGTTTTGACTTACAAAATTTGACACATTGCCTATAATCTCCTTTTTTGGTCTCAGTTGTAGAAGATTTTGTATTGTGCTTGTAAGATCAAGGTATTCTGGTATATGAGTAATAGAATATAAAATTGGTAGGTTAATATCATCGTCTTCCACTTCTATGGAAGTGTCGAATAGATCAGAAAACTTTGCAAAACATGAATGAGAAGGATACCAAGTTATTATTGGTTGTAATCTACAAATTTTAGCAATTTCAAGACCACCTATGATAGTGCTGAGTCTATTTCCTAATCCGCCACCACATCTAATTTCAATTTTATTCATTTTATTAAAAAAGGCGACTTTTGTCGCCTTAAAGAAATATTAAGTTATAACCCTCGGCGAAAACTCACAGAGTTAGTTATATAAAATCTTACCTATGTCTTATTTTTGTTTTAACTTTGCAACAATCGACTTCATCCAATGAATTGGACGCCACTTCTTCGCATGCTGTATGGTAAATGGAGTATTTCTAAGTTTCACTTCTTGCCTCCTCAAGTTTTTCCTCCCAAGAATCGTCAGGAGTGAAAATTACAGGACCTTGTGCTATC